CTCTGGCGATAAGAGAGATAATCTTAGCGGATCCTTCCATAACTTTGAGTTCACCAAATGCAAACGAGCAAGCGAAGGAGACATAAAACCTAATGCCTTCAAGAATGTTGACGTTGAGGACTGCTCTGTAGAGTTTCCTTTTGAGTTCTTTCCTGTCATATGCTCCAGATGGGTGACCTTCAGCAGCCATCCTCCAGAGGTTACCGCTGTCGTATTCGTGTGCGTGATTAATGAGTGCGTCGTATGATGAAGTTACTGAGGTTGCACGTGCTAGTATCTTTTCATCTCCAAGAATAGTATCGAACACTTCACTTGGATCGGGGTATACGTTTTTAATTATGTAGGTGTATGACCTACTATGGATCATCTCCATAAGTTGCCATACATTCATTGCTCCCTCCAGTTCTGGAAGAGAGCAATAGGGCATGAATGCCATACCAGGTGCTCGACCTTGAACAGAATCAAGCATGATCTGGTACTTCAGATTTGAAGTATATATATGCTTTTGTTCTGGGGTCAGCAACTTATAGTCTGCTCTATCTTTTTGCAGTGATACTTCCTCTGGTCTCCAGAAATATCCTAACTGTTGTGTAGTTAGTTTATCGAATACAGGATACTTGAACTCATCGTATCTCTGCATACCAAGAGGTTGTCCGAAGAACATAGGTTGCTTCTTACTATCAACAGGGTTGGTATTGAATACCGTTACCCCATCAAATTTTTCTTCGTTACTATAGCCGTTCCAAGTTTGTGTCTGTGTCATTAGATCTTACATGATTCGCAATCGTCGTCTGCTGTCTCTACCTCAGCAAGTAAACTTTCTAGTTTACTTTTTCTTTCCTCTTCATCATACCATCCAATTGGATGTGCAGGTTCGTCACCATCTTTCTTAGCATCATATGTGTTCTGATAATATGATGTCTTCCATCCAAATTTATATGTGGTCAGAAGATCAGTTGCCATAACAGAAGTTGGAACCTCACCGCCAGGATAATTCTCTGGATTGTAACTCCAGTTACCTGAGATTGCTTGGTCAAAAAACTTCTGTATAACTGCTGTAACTTTTATATATCCATCATTGCTTGGCATATCCCATAGCAATGTGTAATTGTTTTTTAAATACGGATAGCCTGGAACAATCTGCTTAAGAGGTCCCTTCTTGGATTTTTTAATGGACAAGAAATCTCTTGGTGGTTCAATTCCGTTTGTGGCATTTGACACAACGGAACTGCTCTCCGATGGCATCTGTGCTGACAACGTTGAGTGCCTGAGTCCGTGAGTGAGTATGTCCTCCCGTAAACTTCCCCAATCAAGTGAAAGGTCATTTGGTGTAATGTCATCTACGTCCTTTTTGTAAGTATCTATTGGAAGAATGCCATCAGAATACTTAGTATGTAAGAAACCTTCACATGCACCTTTCTCTTGTGCTATTTTGTTAGAGGATTTTAACAGATAGTATTGGAAATGTTCCGTCAAAGTATGAACTAACTTCCATGCTTCTGGAGAATCATACTTAACTTTATTCTTAGCAAGATAATGTGCTAGTCCAATGTATCCCACACCTAATGATCTACGTGACTGTGTGCTGAGTTTAGCAGCAACAACAGGATACTCTTGATAATCAATGAGTTCTTCTAGGCCACGTACTACGAGATCAGCAAGTTCTTCCATCTCTTCTACTTTAGAGATCTTACCCACGTTGATAGCAGAAAGAATACACAATGCAATCTCTCCTTTACTATCATCTATGTGGTCAATTGGTTCAGTAGGTAGAGTGATCTCTTGACATAGGTTAGACATACTTACCTTGTCTTTGAAAGATGAGTGATCATTACAATGGTCGATGTTCATGATATAGATACGACCTGTCTCTGCTCTCTCCTTAAGGATAGCAAGGATTATATCTTGTGCTCCGACTGTGCTTCTTGGAATACTACTATCTTGTTCGTATGAAGTATATAAATCGTCAAATGCATCAGTGCCAAAAGCATCATACAGACCTGGAACGTCGTGCGGGCTAAAGAGACTGATTTCTTTATTGCTAATGAATCTTTCATAGAACAATTTACTAAACTGAATACTGTAGTCAAGTTTTCTTACTCTGTTATCCTCTGTACCTTTATTATTTTTAAGTACAATGATATCTTCTATTTCTTGGTGCCAGATGGGGAAGTGGACAGTAGCTGATCCACCTCTAACGCCATTCTGAGTGCAACATCTGACAGTTGCTTCAAACTTTTTGAGGAACGGTACAACACCCGTGTGTTGAACTTCTCCACCCCTGATTTTACTGTTGATCCCACGGATCCTGCCTGCGTTGATACCAATTCCTGCCCTTTGAGCAACATACTTCCCAATAGCCATATCGCTGCTGAAGATGCTATCGAGGGTGTCATCACAATCAACCAGAACACAAGACGCAAACTGTCTGATGGGGGTTCGCACTCCCGCCATGACTGGTGTTGGGATGTTGATTTTGTGTTTGCTGATTGCGTTGTAGTATCGTCTGACATAATCGAGTCTAGTTTCTTTTGGATAGTTTGCAAATAGTACAGCAGCGATCATGATGTACATCTGCTGTGGAGTTTCATACTTTGCCCCTGTGCTTCTATCTTGGACTAAGTATTTGTCAACAACTTGACGTAGACCTGCATACGTGAAAAGCATGTCACGATCATAGTCAATGTAACTATCTATCTGCTCCCACTCTTCATCAGTATACTTTGTGATGATAGTATGATCGTATACCCCTTGACTAATGCACTGTTTGATGTGCTCTGTAAGAGGAGGAGGTGTATCTGGGTGACCATGAACAGATTTCTCTAGTCCAAACAGCAACAGTCTAGCAGCAACGTACTGATAGTTAGGATGTTCTAGATCTATTAGATCAGATGCAGACTTAACTAAGATCTCTTGGATCTCAGAACTTTTAATACCATCGAAAAACTGAAGACCGCTACTCATCTCTACTTGTGATGCTGCTACACCTGCTAGTCCTTCACAGGCAAACTCAACCATTTTGTGTACTTTGTCTAGGTTGATAGGTTCTTCAGTGCCATCTCTCTTGATGACTTTAATTCCGTTACTCATATTTTCCAATTTGATAGTTTTAACTTTGCTTCTAATCCTTGATACACATTAGATTGTACCACATTTTTGACATTTATACCATAGTTTGCCATGTCATTAAGGTCTTTGTGTTCAATACCTGATGGCCAGATGACTACCTTATCTCCATTGTCGATGGACTTGGAGATTTTGTCGGTGATTTCTCTGCTGCGAGGTTCGTTATCATAAACCCAAATATAATCGCTCCAACCAAACGACCTAATATCAATATCGGAGCCGCACATAGCAACCGAGTTTTCCAAGAAGAACGAGTCGAACGGTCCTTCGACGATGTAGATTGTGTCATTTGTGTTGATGTTGTCTAGTCCAAACAGTTTGGGTTTATCTTCAAGCATCACAGTGATGTATCTCATCTTTGCGTTTGGAGACAAAGACCTCCCTTGAAAACCCAATAGGTTTCCATCAGGATCATTGATTGGTATAATAATTCTGTCGTCGTCTTGGGAGGTACTAGAGAATGTTTGCTTCTGAGTGTTTGTCCATTTTTTAAACTCTGGACAGTAGTATAATCTATCTAATTTACTCTCAGGTATGCCTCTCCCAAGTGCATATTGTTTGGCAGGATGTGATTTATTTAGCGAGGAAAGACGTTCAAGATTTACTTGCCTTTTTTTGAATTTAGGTTTGGAAACAAACTGTGTCAGATCTGGTTTAGGAACGTTCCCACCAATGGTTCCTTCCTTATATCTCTCCATCACATACTCATCATATACATGAGGAGCATTGTCTTTCAAGAAGTTAGAAAAGGATCTCGTGATGCCACAGTTGTGACATTTATACACGTGATCCCCTTTGACTGAGAAGATATATCCTCTAGTCTTATTCTTATGTTTTTTAGAATCCCCACAGTAAGGACACCTGAATGTCCAGACACCAGGCTTCAACCTCTTATACTTCTGCAAAGTTGCAGATGCTAGATTAAGATACTTAGTATCGAGATAACTCAACGGATGGTTCTTGTAGTGGTACTACTGTAGCAGAACCTTGCCCATTCGTCAACATGGGTTTGATGATCCTTTGTCCGACTGGACTAACGATGAAAGATATAATACTAAGAGCACCAAAAATAGACCACATTTTCTTTTCAATTGTGCGTAACCGTTCGTCAACTTTACGGATGTCTCTTTCGCAACCTTTCTTAATTGCATCTGTCTCCCTTG